AATAAAGAATCTTGTGATGATGTCAACAATTATTATATCTCCAACAAGTGAAGTGGATAATGTGTATGAATTATTAGTGGAAAACAAAAACTTTATTCACATGAATAATCTTCAACCTGCTAAACTGGGTATATTAACTAAAATATTTTTAGATGGAGAATGGGTTGGATTTACTGAGAACCCTGTTCAATTTAGAGATGAATTATTAAAAATGAAGAGAAATAATATTATGTTATCAACAAATGGTATAACACTTGATCCTATATTTAATGAAATAAGAATAAGTACAGATTCAGGAAGATTATCAAGACCATTATTAAGAGTAGAGAACAATAAATTAGTTGTTACTCCTAAAATGATTGATGATATAATGGATAATAAAGAATATCAAGGTAAAAATAGATGGGAAATATTTATGAGTCATTATCCAGATGCGATTGAAAATGTAGATATGGAAGAACAATATTATCATTTAGTAGCAACAAAACCAGAAAAAATAAGTGATATGAGAAGAAAAAATAAAATAGTTTATCCTGATAATGATGAACCGATTATAAATAGATATGATGAAGCATTAATTGAAAGATATTCTCATTGTGAGTTTGATCCTGCGATGATTATGGGAATTATTGCTGCAAATATTCCTTTTTCAAATCATAATTTTGGTTCAAGAAATATGTATCAATATGCACAAGGAAAACAAGCAATGTCTTTATATGCTTCAAATTACAAGGTTAGATTTGATATTACATATATATTGTATAATGTTCAAAGACCTTTAGTAAATACAAAAGCATCTAAATATATTCATACTGATATTCTTCCTTGTGGTGAGAATTGTTATGTAATGATTGGATGTTATTCAGGATATAATCAAGATGATTCTATTATTGTAAATCAAACTGCAATTGATAGAGGATTATTTAGATCAATATCTTTAAAGAAATGGGATTCTAAAATTGAAAGAAATCAATCAACATCTCAAGTAGATGTATTTAGAAAACCTGAACCAGAAACTCTAGTTGGTAGTAGACATGCTAATTATGATAAGTTAAATGATAAAGGATTTACTGATGAAGAAACGGAAATAGAAAATGGAGATGTAATTATTGGTAAAGTAACTCCAATTCAACCTATTCCTGGTTCAAATAAACATTTTAAAGATTCTTCAACAATTTATAAATCACATGAAAAAGCTATTATTGATAAAGTAATTTACGGTATTCAAAATGCAGAAGGATATGATATGATTAAAATTAGAACAAGAAGCGAACGTGTTCCAAAGATCGGTGACAAGTATTGCTGCACGACTTCTGATCATGAAGTGTTAACAGAATCTGGATGGAAATTTATTAATGAGATTACTCTAGAAGATAAAGTAGCAACATTACAAAATGGAAATACTTTAGAATATCATAATCCAACTGCAGTTCAAGAATATGATTGTAATGAAGAATTATACAAAATTAAGTCAAATCAAATTGATTTAGTTGTGACAAAAAATCATAGAATGTATGTTGGACCAGAAAGAGGAAATGGAGAATATAAAATATTACAAGCTCATGAAATTTATGGAAAAAAAAGAAGATATAAAAAGAATGTTGAAAATTACAAAGTAGAAAAAGACATAACACATATTAATTTTAAAGCAAAAAAGAAAGAAGACAGATTATGTTTAGAAATAGATCCATGGTTAACATTTTTTGGAATATGGATTGCTGAAGGATGTACTTTAAGAACATGGGGTGTTTCTTTTGCAACTCACAAACAGAGAGTTAAAGATGCTTTAGAAGAATGTTGTAGGCAAATGAATTTAGAAATAAGAAAACATAAAGATAAAATAAATGATGATCAAAGAAATGCGTGGTGTATTAATAACAAAAGACTTGTCAGATATTTTAAAAAATTAAGTGTTGGAGCAATAAATAAATCATTACCTAAATGGGTGTGGAGATTAAATAAAGAACAATGCAGGAAATTAATTGCAGGAATGATGTTAGGAGATGGACATACAATGGAAAATGGAACTGAAAGATATGATACATCTTCAACACAACTTGCTGATGATTTTCAAAAATTATGTTTACATGCTGGTTGGTCTTGTAATAAAATGATTAAATACAAAGCTGGTCATGAGTCAGTAAAAAAAGATGGATATGTAATTAAATCAAATGTTGATGCTTATAGATTAACAATAATTAAAAGTCAAAATAATCCTCTAGTAAATAAAAATATCACAAAAACAGGAGAAAATAGACACGATTCATATGTAACTTTTGATGACGAAGATTTACAAAATTGTATTAAAAATAAAGTCTTTTGTTGTACTGTTCCGGGAGATGGAATTATGTATATGAGACGTAATGGAGTAGTATGTTGGTGTGGAAACAGCCGCCATGGGCAAAAAGGAGTGATAGGATTAACAATGAGTGAATCTGATTTGCCTTTTACTAAGGATGGTATTGTTCCTGACATAATTATAAATCCGAATGCGATTCCAAGTAGAATGACTGTTGCTCACTTGATGGAAACGTTATATGGTAAAGTAGCATGTTTTAAAGGAATAGAATCTGATGCAACTGCTTTCCAAAAGTGTGATTTAAAAGATGTTGGAGATAGTTTAGAAGGTTTTGGTTATAATAGGGATGGAACCGAAATAATGTATAGTGGAATAACTGGAGAAGAAATACTTCATGATTTTTTCATTGGTCCAATTTATTATCAAAGACTAAGACATTTAGTTTCTGATAAAATGCATTGTCTTTCCTGTAATATTTCGGAGGTATTAACAGAAAATGGATGGAAAAAACATAATGAACTTGTTTTAGAAGATAAAGTAGCAACATTAGTTGATAATAGAGTTGTTTATGAGAAACCGAAAAATATTTTTCATTATCCAGATTTTAATGGAAAAATGTATCATGTATCTAATGATAATATTGATTTAGATGTTACAATGAATCATAGAATGTGGGTTTCAAAAGAGAAGAGTAATAATGAATGGTCTAAATATGATTTTGAATATGCTGAAAATATTATTGGAAAAAGAAGAAAATATAAACAAACATGTTTAAATAATAATAAAGCTAATGAAGAATATAATAAAGAATACAATGATAGTGATATTTTAGAAAAAGATGGAATTAGATTATTACCTGATTGGGTATTTAGTTTATCACAAAAACAATCGCAAATATTTATTAATAGACTTGAAATTATAGAGCGTGAATATGATGGAGATATTTTAAAAAGTTGTTCTTATTTAAGTTGTCATAAAACACTTATTGATCAATTACAACAATTATGTTTACATGCTGGATATACAGGTATAATATCTAAACCAAATGATAATGAAAATATATGGAAAATTAATATTATTTTAGTTGAAGAAGAACAATCTTTAGTAATAAATTATGATAATAGTATTAATGATTTTAGTTATGAATACATATATGATTATAAAGGTGGTGTTTTTTGTGTTGAAGTTGAATCTGGTGTATTTATGGTTAGACAGAATGGAAAACCTTGTTGGACTGGTAATTCAAGAGCACGTGGTCCTGTTACAACATTAACAAGACAAGCTCCAGAAGGTCGTTCTAAAGATGGAGGTTTAAAATGTGGTGAGATGGAACGTGATACTATTATATCTTATGGTATGAGTAAATTTTTGAAAGAGCGTTTTGTAGATATTGCAGATAAATATTCATGTTATGTTTGTGATATTTGTGGATTATTTGCTCAAAGAGTAATAAGAGTAGAAAATTCGTCAAAACCTCAAAAATCAGATTCTTATATTTGTATGGGATGTAATAATGATACAAAAATAACAAAGATTATTATTCCATATGCATTTAAATTGTTAATTCAAGAGTTGATGTCAATTAATATTGCACCAAGAATAAGAACAAAAAAATATGAATTTTAAATAAAAATATACAAGTAAATATTTTTAATATATTAATAAATTATTATGACACACTGTAAAAATTGTTTACCAGTAAATAAAGAAACAAATCCAAATAATAATAAAGATATTTCTTATGGAAGACCTTGTAATATGTTTTTAAATAATAGTATTCTTGATGCAAAAAAATTTGTAACAGATTTATTACCATTACCAGAAAAAAAACATAGTAATAATTTAAAAGAAACTGTTAAAGAAATAGAAAAATTTCTTGATGAAGAAGATGAAAAAGAATATAAAATAAAAAAAAAAGAATCTATTATTGATAAAAAAGAAGATAATATAATAAATAATAAAATAAATAATAAAATAAAAGTATATAAAAATAATAAAGAATTTGATTATTTAATAAAATTATTAGTTATTATGGTTGTATTAACTTTATTTAATAGTTTAGATAGTTTATTTAATTTGAAAGATATTTTTAATTTTACAAAATCGAAAAAAAAATATTCTGTATTATATCAAAAATTAGAAAGTTTTCTTGGAGATTAATTATAAATAATTTTTATTACACTTTTATATTTAAATATAATCATAATATATAAAAATAAATTATGAGTTCTATTTGCCCAAAAACAATAATTTATGCTAGTTTAAATCAAGTAATTACTGCTAAATTAACAAATTTTATGATGAATTTTATTGATGGAGAAGGATTGGAAGGTGTTAAAAATAAATATGAATTGTATAAAGAAGGAGTAACAAGTTTATTAACTGGTATTATAGCTTCTTTAAAAATAAAATATGTTGCAATTCTAGCTAGTAATCCAGCATTTATTTATATAATAGTTTTTATTGGAGTAATTTTATTATTTGTTATTTTTGTAATGTTAAAAGCATATTTTAAATTTAAAGAAAATAATAAAAAATTATCAAATTCTATAATAGATGAAAATAGTTTAGAAGATATTGATGTTGAAGAAAGTAATTTTTAATTTTATAAAGGATTAATTTTTACACATTGTTTACCATCAATTTTATAAAAATATGGATTAAGGTGAATATAATCTGTAGATTTTATAACTGAATTATTAATTTCTAACATAGAGTCATTTTTAAGCAAATTTTTATTAACATAATAACAATCTGTTATACTAAAATTAAAATATTTAATAAGAATATAAATATAAAAGATAGAATGTGTAAATCCAGAATAAATAATAGATTCTTCAATATAAGATTTATCAATAAATTTTCTTATAAAATAAATATCTTGAAGTTGTGCAAAAACAATTTCTAATGATAATTTAATTTTAATAATTTTTTTTTCAATATCACATTTAAAATCTATAAAATCATCTTGACATAGAGTACCATTAAAAGTATAATAATTTATTTTATTAAAAATATTACATATTTTTCCATGATTATTTTCAGAATTTTCTTCTAAAGTTAAATAAACATTTATTGTATTAATAACTTCAGATATTTTTTTTAATATATCTGTTATTCCATCAATAAAATATTCTTTAAATAATTGATTCATTATTTGTTTAGTTTGTTTATCATCATATCTTTTAAGTATCTTTGTCATTATATTAATAATACTGTTATTAATATATGAAATATAATCATTTTTATCGTTGTATTTATAATTAACATATTCTGTTAAATCAACTTTTTCATATTTAAGATCTTTTTTTAATATTATTTCATATATTTCAAGAATTTTATATAAATATTCACTTATTTGTGTAATAAGTTGTGTATTTTGTTTTAATAAATAAAT